TATCGATTCTAGATGGTTCTTACTCTATTTGGGAATGGATCTAGTCCATCCCTTTTTCAATTTAGATTTTCCGGCATTCCTTATTTGACCACGTGAAAATCCCCCAGGTGTATCGACTATATCATCATCTTTTCTTTTTTTGACTTTAAATTTTGGAATCGATTTTCCCGAAATGCTACCTTTCTTTCTACCGCTACCTGGTCCACCCATGTTATACTCCTTCTTCCTGCTGCGTTTCTTCTGGTGGCAGTTGCTCTCCCTCTGGAGGCAGCATGCTCACATCCGGATACATTGCTTCCTGCTCCTCTTTTTGCCTCTCCAATTCCTCTTCTACATTAGGCACTACATCATCTGGCATTATGTCTGCCACCAGATAGCTACTAAACCCTGCATTTTTCATTGTCATAGCTGTCTGGGCAAATTCCATCAGGTTCAACGGTACATTCCTCTTATGGGATATAACTACATTCCCCGGTTCACCAATAGCCAATCCTACTTTATCATATATTATAGTCAACAATCGGATTCTTTCCATCAATCCAATATCAAAATCAGCCTCAGCACTACTTACTACATTCTCAAAGTCAAACAATAGCCTCTGAATAGCAATACCTGACGCTCCTGCCATTCTGTCCCCGGTAAAATCTGGTACATGAGACTGGATATGGATTTGATTCTGTACAAACTTGCTCATGTAATCAATAAATGCTGTGGGAATGTCTTTGGTAAGGAAATGAATATCTGCTTTTTCATCTAGGTATTCAAAGATCCTCGACCGTTTCAGCATCTGCAATGTTTTGCTTATTGCCCCTTCATCTTTTTTCTTCGTCGGATCAGTCAATCCAAACTTCTTCATGATCAAATAGGCATGAGCAAACCTATCAAACTCATTCATACTATCCGATATCAAAACATCGTAGGAATCAATTAAAGGAATGACTGGAGTAATGATGCCCTCCATTTCATCCCCAAAATAATAAGCTACTACCGGCACTTCTCCGAAATAATTGGGAGATTCTGATTGGAATGATAGCAGCCATTTGCCATCCGTTCCTCGTTTCCTATCAAATAGCATTACTTTGGTGGCATAATACATTTCTACTTTATAGTATTCATTGGTTATTCGGTAGAATCGGATGGCCATATTCTTTTTAGGCTCTGAGGAATAGTCATAAAGCAATATCATTTCCCTAGGATCTACAGAAAAGAATTTAGGTTCCGCTTTTATTGGTATCTTTTCATCATTAGTAAGCAATCCATCAATGTACATCAATTCATAAGATACACCAAAGATGGCAGTATTGCGCCCTGCCCGATTTGTTTTGATATGCTCATTGTTTAGTTTGAATGAATACAAAATATTGGTAAGATAATCCTCTTCTGATTCCTCGTCTATTTTGTAGGTAATGTACTTTGGTCTGTATGCATATCCGGTAAATGTGGTAACAATCTTCCTGCCATACGGAATAGGCACTATATTGTCAGGATTGTTTGGGTCAGGTGCTTTCCTTGTACAAATCTTTTCATTTTTTCCTTTGTAGTACTGCCACAGCTTTGTAAATTCCGGCATCTGATTCATTTCATAATTGGCAATGTACTGAAGGATCTCATTATCAGTCAGTACTGTTTTTTCGGTCTTCAGTAATTGCATTTGGGGTGCTCCTTATTTGTATACTTTTCCGGTTTTCAATGTGGCTTTTGCTCTAGCCATAGCATGACTGTTTTCCATACCCAGTTCTCGTTTGGTACCAGAATTAAAACCAGCATTGGCATTCCTAGCTCCTCTATTTATAGCATTTTTTAACTCATGTAAGGCATTCGCTTTTACCGCTTTTCCACTACCTTTCTTTCTTCCACTTCCTGGTCCACCCATTGTTCACTTCTTTTATAATCCTAGGTCGGATAATTCATATCCAGCCATTCCACCCTTCATAAAGTCCACATGATAATACGTCAACAACAAGGCATCCGCTTTATCTGGACTCTTTTTAAATCGCTTCTTGAAATCGTCTTTGGGCTCCACCATTTTTCTATTCTTCTTATCATACAAATATTGCCTGGTACTCAATTCATTCATCAACTCTTGGTCATCTGGTATGTCTGCCTCCTCTAGTGGGAATTCAAACCACATTTCAGATGCTGAACTTCCATACTTATCCTCGTCCTGTGCTACGCCACCAAAATTGATCGGATACACCAAAGCCCCTAAATTAGCCAGCACATCCACTACACCTGGATTATAGCCCACATCTATATAGATCGGTATGGAAGGATCTTGGTCAGCAAAATCCCATACTGTATTGGCAACATCCAATGTGTCTGCTTTGGTCATTTCTTTATGCCTGAGTATCTTCATTCCTTTCCGCAAATACATTTCTGTTTTATCATCACCAAACCTAGCCACATCCACGCCAATCTGTAATCCACCCTCAGAATCCTCTAAATCCCTTTCCATAGCCTGTCTAATTAACACCCTACTCATTACCGATTTATGCCCCTGTAGTCTAGGCAATCCCTTCCATATATGTTCTGCCTCGTCCTTATCTCTCAAATAATCCGCTTCCATATCCGCTGGTAATGACGTTTTGTCCCACCATGGATTATCGATTGGGCCTGGCTCCAAATGTAGATAACTTGTCCTTGGTCTTTTATTCAATACAAAATAATCATAGCATGGATCCACATCCAAATCTCGATTAAATAGCACCCAGAATTGTTTTGTCAATTTTCGGAGAGTAGGAACTAATACTGTCCATGATGTCAGGCTAATGGAAGATGCTTCATCCGCAAATACATCATCAAATCCTTCATAGGATTTTAATTGTTCTGCGGCACGCATATCTCTCAATCCACGGAAAATGAAGTATGCCCCATTCACTTTATTGCGGATAAATTCCCTGGTATATTCCCAACCACTATATCCTAGTCTATCGATAGTTTTTTGAAGCAATGAATAGCTGGACTCCGCTAATGATCCCATAAATTCCCTAACACAAATACACTGTAATGGAACCTTGGAAAAATTATATTTCTGAATAAGCAAAGAAGCCGCAGACCAGGATTTTGCTCCAGCTCCACGGCCACCTTCTGTAACCTTATACATGAATTGTTCTTCTAACGGTTTTTTCCAATCTCGCCATTGTTCAAACTTAGGTGATACTTTTTCCTTGTCTATTTGCTGCGCTATTAAGAATGCCCTATCGGAAATGCTCAATACTTCATTTTTCATTTGAATCTTCTATTAGTTCAGCCTTTTTTCCCCAACCATTATCTTCCATCCACTTCAATCTATCTTCCGGACTCATATCAGCTACATTCATTGTAGTGGTATTGTTTATTGAATTGATATCTAATTTCATTGAAGATCCCCATTCTGATCTGGATCTATTCATTAACCAATATTCTTGGGCTCTTGTATTTGGTGGTACTGTTTTGGTAATGACTTTGGTTACTCGTAGCTTTTCCTTGGGTGGGCGTCCTCTACCACGTGTGGCTTTGGGATCTATTATCCTGATTGGTTCCTCTACTATTTCCTGATAGGTATAGCCTATAGCACTTTTATATAAGGCTGCCACAACTTGAGCATTTGGGTGTTTTTTCCCTTCTCTCAATGCTTCTAGGAATTCTGGATATTTGTTCTTCCACGCATTTAATGTCACTACGCTTATATCCATTTCCTCAGCTATTTGTTCCTCAATCATGCCTAATTTGGCATATGTTCTAACCAGGAATGGTGAGGACTTAGCATCATACTTTTTGTGGCTCAATCCCATGTATACTTACTCCCATATGCATATTAAGTTTCATAAGGCAGATATTGCTATCCGCCTATTTTGAGTATATGGTATTTTCTGAAAAAAATAAAGTAATAAAAATCGATTATAATTTATAAATATTGTTGTTTAATAGGATATCGTATGCCGGATTTTATTATATAGGATTCTCCCTCTTTCGTTGAATATATTGGTACTGTATGAATGGTATTAGTATGTAAATCTTTAATGGTGGCATAACATTGGTGTTGGTCTGTATGTATCGATAGTATTTGTATTTGTCCCACTTGTTCTATCATGTTTATGATTCCTTTTTAGCATTATAAAAATCCAGGAGGGTGGGAAGGAGATTGCGGACAAGTATTTGTAAGGATTCTTGAGCATGACTACAATCTTTATTTGGGCACTCTGTACATTCTTTATTTTTATAGACTATTGGAAAGTCTTTACATAGCTTACATGAATTGATTCTGAATTGAACGGATTCTTTTACTGTTGCATAGATATGAATTGTTGAGTCTAGTGTGAATGATACTGTGTATTTCATAGTTTTATGTCCTCCTGAATATCTTCTTCCGCAACCCAGATTGGATCTAGGTGATCTCGAACAATGAGCAATTCGGTCGATAGGTTTATGAAATAGCGGATCTTCAATACTGTATATCGGAAGCCTCTATAGTATATTGTTTGCCCAATCCGTAGTTTATTCATTGTGGGTAGAATCTTCATATATTTGCACCGTTCGCACATGTCTCATCTGTATTCCTGTCCTAACCCCTGTATGAGGTATGTATACCAGATCACCTCTCATAATAGGTCCGATTATGTAATCCAATTCATTATCTGTTTTAGATTGAGAAATTATTGAAGACTCATTCTGGTCCGCTATCATTTCACTTCCATCTTTGAATATAAATTTAGTCACCAAATATTGCATATCTATTCCCCCTTTAAATATAAAAACCGACATGTAGTATGCTTAAACGGAAACTGTTTCAAATTGGTATTCCCTGCTATCTTTACACACATTTCAAACACATAGTATTGGCAATTGATACAGCCGTTCTTCTCCCTCTATATTATGGCTTCCACATTATCTGCACAATCCCGAACCCATTCAGCGTGGAATTGACATAAACGTACCTGGTGCTTCTTGCATACCATATTGAATGGCATGTTATATTCTTTTGTATATGGATTATGACATTGTACCAATTCATGGGTTTTTTTATCCCATTCAATATAGGCACACATAGGTGGTTTTTTCATATTACAAACTATTTTTATGGGCTTGGGAATGATTTGGAGTACCAAAATAAATAAAGCATCCGCAGAAATGGCAGTATGGGCCAAAGAACATCATATCTAAATCCATATTGTCACATCCCGGTGTTGTACATTCAGCCCCTGGATACTTTCTTTTATAATCTTTGGGCATTGTTTTATCAGATGCAGGAATATCGGAAGTCTTTGGTTCGGAGTGTTTTTCTAGGATATGCTTATTCATATTATTTTAGTTCCCTCCAATTTATATCCTTGAGGAATAACCCAATGTCCCATGTATTTTTTAGCTCCTACAATACCTCCGCTCAAACAGTATCGTCTAACTGAATTGGGACTCAAATGTTTATACTCGGCATACTCGAATACTGAAATAAATCCCTCTGGAATGATGTCCTTTTTCACCTCCTCTTTTATGTTCTTCTTTACATTGGAGCCATATTGTTGGTTGGAAATTATGAGATACTTCGGAGCGTTTTCCCCAAACAATACTACATCTGTCATTTTATTTTTCCAATAAACAATCATCTTGAGAATTATATAAATCGTAAGCCAGGGCGCAAATTTCTTTATCGGCGCCAAGCCGCAACTCACGCACTGTGGCTATCGTGCGATAGCGATCATGATTTAATATATATGGGTTATCATCAATCCATGGCCCAGGTGTTGTATTCGGCACGGCTGACAGTGCGGCCTCGATGCGCTCTTCTGGTGTCATTTATGGCGCTCCTTTTTATTGAATGCATGATGCTATATTATAAGGCAGCGATTCATTTATTCTCAGTCAAAGCAATTAAATGTTCAAATCTTTTCATATTATCCACAATATTTATGTTCACCATACGAGTAACGCCCATCTTTTTGCAAATAGGGCATTCTTTTCCTATATAGTCCGTACCATCATTGGATTTAAATGATTGTTTGCATTCCGTACAATAATATTGATCATTGAAACCGGCCATAAATTTAGGCAAATCTTCCATTGGATTATCTGTTTCTACAAAAGATACTCCATTATCCGTTTCCACGATGAAACAATTTACTGTGGCCAAATACCTATCTGTAGCAGAGGCAATCCATTTCTTGGTCTGCTTAGGATACCCATGCCCTTGTTTTCTTATCAATTTTTGAATGTCAGTATATGGCACCTCTGTGATCGTTCCCTTGTCGGTGGTATATATAGTCTTATTGCAAAGTCTCCATGCAGATAGCATATTTTTCTTGTAGTATAAATGTATTTTTTCTGTAGGTATTCCGTTGGTGCTGATTACTTCTTCAGGATGTCCGGCCACATAGGGAAATTCATGTTTTTCCCACTTAGAAAGATCCAATTTTGCATCAGGAGCCATTGGGTTTTCATCCGGATAATCTTGGATGGCCATATTGATAAAACCTTTATTGACAGACAATTCTTCTGTTTTATTTTTGACTGTCA